TTCCTGCCATGTGTCTCTCCTTCTACATCATTTTGCAATTCGATTAGTCTCTTTCCATATTTGTCATTTTTCCACTCTATGTGTGTGTTACTGTATTTTAGCTTGATCACCCGCCGCGTCACCGTCTTTCTGCCGTCCAAGATTGCCCGGACCATTTCGGTGTTAAATAATATTGGTTTAATGCTCATTGTAAGCCCTCCATTCTGTGGTCGGTGCATGATATAATCTCCCATCATCCGTCTTAACCATTATTTGCTCAGCACAAGCCGTTGGAAAATATTTTTTGATCACAATTCCGACAACGCCTGATGTGCCGCATATAACTCTGTCGCCTACTTTAATCATGCCGTTCTCCTACTAAAACAAAAATATTGTCGCAATCCCTGCGATCACTACAAACACTATTATCCACTCAATTACTCCCATTCCCTTATTATTCATAGGTTGTGTCTCTCCCTTCTTTGATGGCCGCCAGCAACTCCTCAGGTGTCACGACGCTGCGGAACTGTCTATATATCTCTGTGAAATACTCCAATACCGACTGACGCGCTACAGGTGTGGTACGGTAAGTACGACTCAATACTTTACCGCTATGAGTGACGCCAGCCACCTCTACCAGTTTTTTACGCAGTAACTTGCGTAAAACAGCAGTAACTGTACTTTGTGTCAATCCTTCCCCTTTGTTTACAATATCAGTTGCCGTCATTGGCTCATCGTGTTCCCACAATATCTTCAGTACATCCAATTCTCTCTGATTCATGTTTTCCTCCTTTCCGGGATCTGCCTGTCCGGCAGATCCCTTGGCATTCAATAAAGCTGTTGTGATATACTATCAGTGACTAAAAGGCTATAAATAATTTTTTCCGAATTCCTGCATCCAGAGCTTATGGGAATACAGGCTCTCAAACTTCATCTGAGCCAGCACTTTGAGCGTCTGTTCGGTATCTTTGTTCCTGTGTACTGCTGCCGGCGATCCTTGATGATGCTCATGACATAGATACACTTTCAGCCCCCAGTGTTCCGATTTCTTCCTGTTTGCCGTGCCCTCCATGACGTGGTGCTCCTCCAGGTTGGTGCGGCGCTGGTAGTCGTTGTTCAGGAGCTTGCAGAGATAGCAGGTACCCTCTTTTTTTGTCATGCAAGATACTTCTGGCCATTGATAATCTTCTCCAATCCTGCTGCCACATTGATGGCTTCTTTGTATGCCTCTTCCATGCTGGATTTTAGGATACGTTTTTCTACCATCTCCTGATCCGTAAAAATTCTCAGGAATTGCTGGATTTTCGACGCGCTTGCTATGATGTCTGCCCAGAGAGCTATATAGTCCTCATCCGTCATGTCCAAATTGGTCTCGCATTGAGTAATTACTGAATACGGGACGTTTCCGTCCTCGTCTGTGCCTGCATCTTTTTCGGGTTCCTGCACATTTTCTGACTCTCGATCCATTCCCGCAGAAGCTCCGGACTGTTCAGCAACTCCGCTCCTGTCTGTGCCAGCTGGCATGTCATTGATATTCCCGGCTGCTCCGGGTTCTGTATTGGCTGCATCTTCGCTCTCCTTTTCTCTCATTTCCTCCGGCAGATACTCCGGATGGTTTAAAATTGTATCCTGCCCCGGGATCTGCTCCTCTGTGGGCTCTGCCTCCACGATTTCCGGGGCTTTGGGTTCTGGCTTTTTCTTTTCTTCCTTTTTGGCCGTTTTTGCCTTTGTAACCTTGGAATCCTTCCTCTTCTCTTTAGCCGGTTGCACCGGTGCAACTTTGGACTCTGTGGGTTTCACTGGTTCAGGTTCTTTTTCCATCTCCACACCAAATACCAGCTGATATGCTGTCTCCGGTGTGTCTTCTGTGATCGGGCACAATGCCGTGATCGCTTTTGTGGTATCCATCATGGTGTATTTTGCTTTCTCTTGGGTGCGAACCACAGTGACGGATACGGATTCCCCCTGAATGGCGATCATGATCCTGCCGGTGCCCGCGATCCGTACCATGATCACGGCATCCCCCTGTGGTGCCAGAATATCCGGAATGAGCCGGAAGTCTGCTGCCGCGACCGCATTCCAGACCTTGCGATAAATGTCCTGGTTATCCTTTGCCATCTGGTAGACTGCCCGTACCAACAGATCATCCTCTTCTCCTGGCACACTGTAGGCTGACTGTTCTGTCTGTGTCTCCATTTCTTCTGCTTTTTCGATCAGCAGTTCCACATCTGAGACCTGTTCCTCTGCCTCAATCTCTTCCTTGATGGCCAGAACTTCACTCTTGCTTAGGCTGTCCATCAATTCCTCCGCGATGGCATCCGGCATGTGGAGCATCAGTGAGAGTTTCGCAAATCCCATCTGCCTGTAATTTTCCTTCAATACATGGCTGTTCCCGCCCTCTGAAAATCTCTCCACGATCCGGATATATCGGGATACCGTGCCCTTATCCAGATCGTATCTGCTCTGGGCGAACTCTTCAAAATTCCGGTATCCGGATCCGGCCAGGATATCCGTATCACGGGCTATCTTTAAGATGTATCCCATCTCCATGAAACCCTCTTTGATCTTGATGGCTGTCTGGTCTGCTGCCCGCTCAAATTCCTGATATCCCGCGAACGCAAGCAGTTCCGTGCCATTTGTATCCACAATCGGATCCGTGTTTCCGGTTTCGTATGCCTTCTTGAGTTCTTCCGGATCATTTATTTTGGATAAATCTGTGGTCATTAAATTACCTCCATTAAATCTTCCATAAACCCGTCAAGGACTCTGGTGTTGTTTTTAGCCTTCAGTTCATCAATATTTTTCTGCCGCAGGATCTCACTGGTTTTGGCCAACTCTTGATCTTTCGCATTCATACGCTGCCTGATCACTTTCTGCCACTCACGCAGGAATGGCTTTACCTTCTCGATCTCCGGCTCCTCGTCGTACATGCCGCGGTGCTGTCTGATCGTGCCTCCTGGCTCCACCTCTATCGTGTAATAGGACTCCTCCGGGCTTTCACATTTCCGCAGGAAGCAAATATAGGTCTCTCTGGATACGATCCGGTCAAAATACCGCTCGGTGTTGCCCACACAATGGTGCAGCTTCGTGCCTTCCTCCGTGATCTGGGCAAAATTCTCCGGTACTATGATCTGATAGGTATCATTGGCAAATTCGTATTTTGCCTTGATCTCCTGCAGAAGCTCCTCGTAACCCGGGTATTTCTTCCGCATCTCCCGCGCTTTGCGCTCTGCCTCTCTTTTATCCGCCTTCGCTCTGAGTTCCTCCTGCCGGATCCTGCACTCCTCACTCGCTTCATCATGCCGGCGTTTCAGCTCCCGCGGGCGATATACCATCTCGTCATCCATGTGTTTGCCCAGATCCTGACACATACTTAAGTAGTCCTCATACTGATTCAGAACAGATGAATATTTATATGCAGAATAGCTTTCCTTTTTCTGCCGCTGCAGGTAGTGCATCAGTTTTTCAGGTGTCATATATTTGGCGACAATTGACTCCATATATTGCTTGGCCATGATATCCGCCCTGTGGTAAAACTCTAATGCCTCATCGGATATCCTTTTCCCTGTCATTTCTGACCACTGGAGCCACTGCAACATGCAGGCCCCTCCGTCCTTATCCCGGAGCCGGTTGATCCGCTGGCGGTCTTTCAGGTTCAGCACCTCTTCGATTGTATTCGCCCGCATATTGATCGATGGATACTGGAACTGACCACTCCAACCGCCCCAATATGTGATCACTTCACTGATCTCCCGCAGCAGGCGGTAAAATCTGCCCTTGAACAGATATTCCACGGTTCCTATGAATGCCAGATCTACCTCTACCAAAAGGCTGTTAAAATTAAGCTTTATCCCTCCGGCTGCCAGCTGTGGCATGACCTGCATCCAGTTTTCATAATCCGTTCCCTGCAACCCATCCTGTATCATCTCCTTATCCGGCCAAAGATAGGATGTGTGCCATCTTCTATTGGACTGATTGCCCTCACTCCATCCACTCCAGTTTCCGTAGTAGTAAAGCTTGTACGCGCGGCGCTTATCGTTTCGGAACATAAAAAGTCGGATCTGCTCCTCCAACTCTATGCCGCGTTTGTTCTCCCAGCTGAGCTCCACTTTGAAATGCCGCTCCACCGCCTGCTTTTCGTCCACGTTCTGGATGATGGTCAGCCATTCCGTCGTTTCCACCCGATTTTTATTTTTCATAACGATGACCTCTTGGTCACAGGACGGGCATAGCGCTTTCTTCAAGTGTTTCATTTTCTTTGGATCACACTCAAAGTCCTGTCCGCACGCGGTACAGTGTCCCTTGCCGGTCTTGTCCACAAACGCATAGTAGAGATTGCCAACCATCATCTGCTCGATCTTTTTCAGCATGGCGCCGGAAATCTGCGGCACCTTCTCCATCAGGTTATTGATCCTGGTCCACTTTGATTCACGCTTCTGCTCATACTTTGTCTTGCTGTAATCATCCTCTAATTGCATCACGCCGGCCAGGCAACCATCTTGTTCACTGCTATATCTCCATGCGTACTTCACCTGAACCGACGCTGTGATCAGCTGTTCACTAGCTTTATCAATTTTGTATTTTTTGATATCGATATGGCTGTACCAAACGGAATCTATCCCCAGCTCCGCCACTTTCAGCTTTTTCTCAGCCCATGTCCCTGCTTCCGGGCGATAGGTCTCATATTCACCGGTTTCGATTTGCGTCACGTGCCGTCTCAGCCACACGCCTGCTGCCGGTGCCGGCTTGTTAGAAAAGATATCCAGTATCAGGTACTTATCCCAGAGCTGCGCCGTGATGATTTTCTCTGCTTTGTTCGGTTTCGTGCCGGTATTTGACGTTTTTTGCTGTTTTACTCCGCTTTTTTCGGATTTCATACCGCTATCGGACGATTTTCTGCACTTGGGGAGCTTTGGCATGATCGGTGGTATCTTCTCTATTGCTTTACGCTTCATCTGATCCTGATCCTCCTTCCTGCCCTGCTGCCTCAGAAAAAGCCTGCAGCATCTCATTGATCGTGTACCACTTTCCCGGTCTAATCACATCATCGGCTCCCTTGATGTGGTACAGCTTTGCCTGCACGATCTGTCCGTCTTGCTCTTGCAGTAGCCCAATGTATGTGCCTACTCCACCCATTACCCGTGGATTCTCTCCGCGTGCTATTGCGATACCCTCCACAGCTTTTGAAACAGCTTTATCTTTTGCCACCTCTACACCATTTCTGGAGTATTGCCATCCTGATCGGCGTGGGTGACGGATCATAAACTTCATGGTTTCCCTGGCTATATCCGCATGATCCAACTCCTTGGTCAGAGTCAGCTTCGTGCATGCTATCCGGGTATCCTGTCCATCCTCTGCTATATCGCCCTCAGCTTCCGCGCAGAAGTATCTATGATCTGAGTCCAGCGGGTAATAGCGCAGGCAGTCGATTACATACTCACAGGCATGAAGTCCTGTACTGGCACACTTGGAAGCTTCTGCCGTTGCCGGCACGCCAAGTTCATACTGAAAAATACCCTGTCCCATGTGACACGTCATGTCCGCATCTGTCGCTTTATACACCAGCATCAGATCCACCTGCCTTTCCGTCCAGATAGTAATCCATCACGATCTTGCGCAGCTCGTCCCGTCCGACCATACCGATCTGACCGGCAGACTCCGGGAGTCCTGCTGCCTTTGTGATCCTGCGGTCTACGGTAATACGGTTTTTGCTGGCCAGCTTTAATCCCGCTGCCAGGACGTCCAGTAGATGCTTGTCCGGCCGGAATATGCCCTCACACAGGGCATCGCTCTCTGCAGCAAATGCCACGATGAAATTTTTCCAGTCTAATAGCTGGCTCTTCAGGTTCAGATCCTTCGACTCCAGGTCCAGCTTTGCCTGTGCGGCCATCAGCGGAGAGCAGAACGGCTCTAAATCTGTGTCAAAGTAGTCCTCCGCATCTGCCTCCTCAAATCCGTTCTCCAGTGCCATGGCTTTCAGGGCTTCAAAATCTCCCTCTTTCTTCTGTGCGGCTGCTGCCCTGTTCAGTTCCTCTATGGTCTGGAAAGTTCCAAATTTCTTTTCCATCTTTTCTCCTTCCTGCTGCCTTTTGGCAGCATCCCACCTGTTTGCGCTGCCAAAAGGCAGCTCCTCTGGTTGCACCAGTGCAACTTTGCAATTGTCTTTTCTTCATACTTTTTATTCAAACATATCTGTTATTGATATCTGCCTCATCGGCTCAAAATTCATCCATAACACTTCCTGTTTCTTGCTGCATACCTGGGAATAGCAGGTTGTTTCTTCGCGATGCCAGGCCCGCAGGCGGTCATTATATAAGGCATTATCGTAGCCACTTAACAATACCATTCCCCTATGTGCCAGCAGTACATCCAAAAGTTCTTCATGCTGTCTGTCATTCATTTCGCATCTGTACTGTTTACCATGTCTGGTACTCAGTACATACGGTGGATCTGCATAAATAAGCACATTTGGAAAATTGAATCGTTTTATCAGCTCTATGGCGGGTTTATTTTCTATCTGGACACCCCTGAGCCTCTCAGCTGTCCTCATGATCTTGTTTGGAAGATTCACCCATTCCTGAGCTGCATAAGCCTTTTTTCTTCCCTGTACATCATTTTTCCATCCTACCTTCTCGCCGTTTGTGCGAAAACCATGACCCATATTGAGCTTGATGTAAAAATTCACTGCCTTCTCAAAGTCGTCCTGCGGTTCATGGGCAAAGCTCTCATCATATACCTGCCTAGCATATGGGGTGTAGTAGATTGCATGTGCCAAGCGCTCTGGATCACTTTTGATCCATTGGAAAAGATTGACCACATTCCCATCTAGGTCATTTACTGTTTCAATATTGGAGCGTGGCTTATTGAACAACACCGCCCCAGATCCAAAGAACGGCTCCAAGTAACTGTGATGTTTCGGGAAAAAATCAATAATCCAATTGGCAATAGACCATTTACTTCCCGGATATTTCATGACAGCCTTCATACCACCACACATTCCTTTCTGATTTCATCCTGCATCCACTTCTTGTATGCATGGTGCTCTTTCAGCTTCATGTGAACATCCTGCACATTGAGTAAATACTGAATGCGAGACCACTTTTCCACATACTTCACAGGTTCACCTTTCGCATTCTTCCAGTCCTGCTGCTCCCATCGTTTCAGCAGCCCGGTGTCTATTGTCCGAAAGAGGTATTCGCAGTCCGTGTAGATTGTCAGGTAGCACTCCGTGGTCAGTCTGCCCAAGGCTGCTTCCAGAGCGGAAACCGCCAGCTCATTCTCCGTGGTATCCTCCAACTCCATGGTCTGCTGCCTGGTCACTGTCTCGCCGTTCGACTTAAAGCATTCCAGCAGATACATGTACATTCCTCTTCCTCGTCTCGGACCGGTGATGTTGGTCGCTATGTAGATGTTCACACTTCTTTTATCCATTCCCGTCTCCACCTCCTCCGACAGTCCTCCGCATTCCGTCTTTTCGCCGTTTTCTGCCATTTTGTCCTTTTCCGGTGTCTCCCCTGATGTCAACTCCGGTATCCTGCTGCCATGGCTCCTGTCCTGTATATAGCTCATACTCGATATATTGCAGATATGACATCCCCGTCACCGGATTGACTCCACACTCGACGGAATCCTGATCGATATAAAAGCCGGGTGTGGGCTCCGGTCCTTCCTCCAGGATCCTCCGCATCGTCCAGTGACTATACTCCTTAACCTCCGGTTCCGGCCGGATCAGGTTCCGGCTGCTGCTTATCTTGATCAGCTTTTTTCGGTCCTCCACCGGGAGGAAGCTCAACTGCTTCTCTATCTCCTCATCCGGCTGCTTGGTCATGTAGCAGGCCAGATCCCGGAACAGCCCCTCCGAGTAAACTGGCTCATAGTGGATCCTGCCACATGGCTTCCATGCTTCCTGGATGATCAGGGCAGTGTCCGGAGGCTTCCCATTAGAAGCTTTCCCATTGGAATCTGCTTCCGGGATCCCGCGGATCCGGTTGACCAACAGGTGGATGTGTATCCCTCCCCTGGCTCCGATCTCCATCCGGTAGATTATTTTCAATTCCTCACCAAACTTTTTGTACTGGCGTTTGAGCCGGTCCCTGAAATTTCGAAAATCCTTTGTGACCTCCCCGACCGATTTCCGTGTCCCCCGAGGATACTTCAAGGTGCACCACAGGTCTCCCGGGATGAAATTGGCTTTCATCAGCCGCCTCATCCTCTTTTCCCGGTTCCACTGATTCTGCTTTCTGATCTGCTCCGGAGTGACTTTCTTCTTTTTTTCTCTCTTTTCCCCCTTCGCCCCATACCTTCCCTTGTATGTGTACGATATTTCGTTTGATCCCGGAAAGGACCATGTCTTTTTAGTGAACGCCATCTGTCTGCTTTGCTCCTAACTTTAATATTTCAAGATTGTTAGTCAAAGGGCTCAAAATCCCTTGTTTTTCTTGACTTTTCCAGCGCCAGATGGTACACTTTTCTTGTGTTGAATTATTGTGTACCATTTGGACGTCCGGAGGTGATAAGCGCCAACTTATCGCCTCTATTTTTTTGCCTGCAACACGTCATAGATCGGTATGCCCTCCGGATGTCTCCTGGTGCAGACTTTCGTGATGCAGTCCTGCTCATCATGCAGGATCCCCGGCTCTCTGGGATGCAGGTGCAGCTCGTCCATCGTCATGTGGTGGATCGTGCAGATATCACTGGTCTTTTGAACCATATCCATCGGGAAACACCCTTCTAACGGCTGCGCATCCTCCGGAATGTACAGTCTGTTTCCGAACAGCTTGATCATCTGCTCCGGCTCCAGCTCACACATCAGAGCCGTGGTATGTACCCGGAAATAGGTGTAGTAGGCTTTGGCGTACTGTCTTGCATAATATGCATCGTAAAATGCCTTTGCCTCCCGCTGAAATTTCGCCATCAACTCTGCTTCGTTCAGCATTACCCTGCCCTCCTTATGCTTCTGATCCGGATGATCATTTCTCTCATCCTTCTGATCCGTGCCCTGCTTTTTAACCATTTTTCACGCTCTTCACGCCAAAAAAGGCAAAAAAATAATAGGCACATGGAAAATCCTAGCCATATGGCCGCCTGCTCGTCCCATGGCCCATTAAACCACGGACATTCCCGCGTGATCAGCGCCGCGGTAAGCGCTATTATGATCAGATTCTTTTTCATTCTGTCGCCGCGCTCTCCCTTCCGCAGTATATCTCACCGATTTCTTTAAGCCCGTCTATCTCCTCTTCATCCGTAATAAATCCCATCGTTCGCAAACAGGAAAGATATCCGGCACAAATCCCATAATTCATGTCACTCCGCATGCCGCGCAGATCTGCAACCCTATCTTTAAAGTACTTACCTGTGAATCGATGCTCCGGATCTTTTTCCATCCGTTTGATGATTTTGTCCAGCATTCAAAATCTCTCCTTTCCCTGTATTTCTTGCCTGCGCTTACTCCGCTTTTACTGCTGCCCGCAGAAATCTCCCGATCATTTCCTCCGGCAGTTCTCCTCCGGCCAGCTCCGCAACCGGACATTTAAGCATTTTTGACATTTCCCAGATATCTTCCAACCGCATCTTTTCTGGATGCATTCTCCAGTTTTGGATCGTACGGACCGTCACTCCAAAGTTTTCCGCCAACCTGGACTCCGTTACTCCGCGCAGATCCATGTACCTGCTTATGCATGCAGATGTTCTTGCTCTGTTCTCTTGCGTCTGACTCTTCTTTAATGCCGGCATATTATTTCCTCCTTTCCTCTTCCGTGCCCTCTACGTGACGCCCAGACCGGAGGGCTGCTCTCAGCCTGGACGCCACTCTATAAATAGGAGAAGTTACCAATGGTGGCTTCCGCCACGTACAGGGCACGAATGTGAATTGCCGAAATCATCATTTTACTGATCACCCACCCAGAAGAAATCTCAAAATTTCTTCCTTAAAGTGAATGGCGAAAACAATTCCCAGGATATAAAATACAATGAATGAGATAAATTCTATCCAGCTTGGAGTTTTATCTATTTCTCTCACCCCTCCTTTGTGCCCTGCTTATATTGCAAAGTCATCATCCTAGTGTTAAAATAATTTCATGCAACATATAGAAGGGAGTTGATTTTTGTGTCTGCTTTCACCTATAAATATCAACGCCGTATATGTCCCAAATGGAAAGAACCTGTTGATATCAAAGGCGAATATTTATATTTGTCTGTCAATCCGCCGAAAGCCAAGTTTTTGTCAGCGACTTGTCCTATTGTAGAAAATCTTCGGTTACCCGGAAGTGAGCGTGACAGCAAATATAGTGCTTATCCTTTCTGCAATATTGAAAATTGCCTTTTACTTAATGATTTTCCGGAGTTCATCGAGTACTGATGGCACACGAGTTGTCCTGCGTTCTATGATGAAATTGAATTCTTCCAGTTCGTGCAATTTCAGCTCCAGCCTTCTCACCATGTGCTCTGCTAACTCAAAATCCTTTTTCTCAATAAATTTCCTCAAAGTAGCTACGTCAGGTCTGATGTCCCTTATTATCGTCTCAAAATCGTCGATATTGACTATGTAATTCATCTCGATTTTTTTCACGTTTTCCCTCCTTTCCTGATATGTGGAGTATACCGCAGTAGTTAAACGTCGTTTAACTTTTTATGTAAAAAAATATTCTGGATATTCTTCTTTAGGGATTTCTAATACTTTTGCCCATTCTTCAATATCCATCTGTGAGAAACCAGTAAGACCGTTCAATTTTTTAGAAACAGATACTTTTGACATATTGATGTATTTGGCAAAAGTCTCTTGATTTCCATATCTTTCGACGATCCTGCCCCTCAATTTACTATATGTGTATGGCACTCGTTCTCGCCTCCTTTCCCTGTGAGTTTAACACCGTTTAACTTCATTGTCAATACCTAAAGTTAAATTTTATTAAACTTTTTATTTACAAGTTAAACTGCATTATGATATTATTTACTTAGGTAGTCATTCTGCTGGGTGGTTTCCATCTCCGGAAGGAGGTGGTTGGATGAGTACATATGAAGGATTAAGTACCTTACTTCAAATCGCAACTCTTGTAGTAACGGTTCTTATGTATGTAGATAGTCATACAGGCACAAAAAAATAACCACCCCGCCGACCAAGTGAGTTGGTTATTTTTTTCATAACATAACTTAATTTTGGAAGCCACTCTGTGGAGTTGACTACCTTTTGTGCCTTAATAATACACTATTTAGTGTATTTTGTCAACAAATTGGAGGTATCTCATGAAGTATGAAATTACCGCAAAACGCTTAAAGCAAGCTCTTAATAACAAAAATATGATTCCACAGGAATTAGCTGATCGTTCGCATATTAACAAAGCGTCTATAAGTCAATATATAAATGGTTCACATGCACCATCAAATATTAGCAGTGGCAAAATGGCTTCGGTCTTAGAGGTAAACCCTCTGTGGCTTATGGGTTTTGATGTACCTATGTCACCAGCAACACCACAGAATTATTCCATTTCTTCTACTGCCAGACGTTCTGCGGTCACTATCAAGGTTCTCGGTCGTGTAGCCGCGGGCATCCCAATCGAAGCCGTGGAGGATGTCATTGACACTGAAGAAATCACGGAGGAGATGGCAAAAACCGGGGAATTCTTTGGACTACAGATCCACGGTGACAGCATGGAACCACAAATCTGCAATGGTGACATAGTGATTGTACGCCAGCAGGAGGACGCGGAAAGCGGCGAAATCGTCATAGCTTTGGTAAATGGTGACGATGCCGTCTGCAAGCGTTTAATGAAATACACTGGCGGTATCAGCCTCATCTCTCTCAACCCCAAATATGATCCCATGATGTTTTCTGAAAAAGATATTATTGAGAAGCCTGTGCACATCATTGGAAAAGTTGTTGAAATGAGAAGAAAATTGTAAATTTTGGTAATAATTCTTTATAATCTCTTATAAATGTTTTATAATATTATCGATTTGCTAGTAGCATATCAAGATATTAAAACACAAAGGAGATTATTACCATGAGCGAAAAAACAAAAAAATGTAAGTACTGTCAATCAGAAATTTCAAAAAAGGCAAAGATTTGTCCTAATTGCCAGAAAAAACAAGGCGGATTCCCTTGGGTACCTGTAATTGTCATCTTTATTATTTTATTGGTAGCTATGGGTGGAACAACAACTCCAAAGGAAGAAACTTCAGCAAATTCAAATAACTCTTCCAGTGTTGCCGCTCCAAAGGAAAGCCAACCTGAGAGCCAAGAAGAAGTTATAACATACGTCCGTGCGGACGTTAGCACTATGGTAGCCGAATTAAAGGAAAATGCCCTTAAGGCAAAAGAAACATATAAAGGTAATTATTTTGAAATCACTGGGCGACTTTCTAATATAGACAGTGATGGGAAGTATATTTCCATAGCACCATCAGATGAGAAATTGTCAGTATATACCGTATTATGTAGCATAAAAAATGCTGACCAAAAATCCAAAATAATTGATCTGAAGAAAGATGATATCATCACAATTAAGGTAAAAATAAAGGATGTTGGAGAGGTTGTGGGCTTCACTGCAGATATTATGGAGATTAACTAATCTTCAGAATTGATGTACACATAAGAAATAGCCGTCCCGCTCTCGACAAGTAGACGACTATTTCTTATAGGACTTTATTTCGCCGGGTCGGGTGACGTGCACTCACCTTCCGACTACCTTGTTAAGCATATTATAGCACAATATGCCGCAAAGTCAAATAAAAACCGCCCCAGATTTCACCACAATGAAAGGATGATGTTCTATGTTTTTCTTTTTCTTTGACGAAGAAATGGATGCTTCTATCCCTGTTTCTGTAGATGAACTTAATATCGATAATGAGGAAGAACTGGAATTCTTTAACAACGGAATCCGGAAAGTATGGGATAGGCAAAAAGAGGAATGGTATTTTTCTATAATCGATGTATGCTCCGTCCTGTCGGATACTGCAAATGCCAAGCGTTATTGGTCTGATTTGAAAAAGAAATTAAAAACAGAAGGAAATGAAACGTACGAAAAAATCGTACGGTTGAAAATGCCAGCCAGTGACGGTAAAATGCGTCTAACTGACTGTGCCAATACAGAACAACTCCTCCGACTTATCCAGTCTATCCCTTCCAAAAAAGCTGAGCCTTTTAAACTTTGGCTTGCCAGAGTCGGCACAGAACGTCTGGAGGAAATGGCCGATCCTGAAAAAGCAATTGATCGTGGATTCGATTATTATCGCGCAAAGGGATACTCTGAGGAGTGGATCAAGCAGCGAATGCAGGGGAAATCCATCCGTGAAGAACTCACTGATGAGTGGAGGCGCTCCGGAATTGATAATCCAAGGGACTATGCAATATTGACAAATCTGCTCACTGTAGCATGGTCCGGCAAGAGTATTCAGTCTTATAAGCAGTATAAGGGGTTACATAAAGAGAATTTGCGAGATAATATGACAGATTTAGAATTAACACTGAATCAGCTGGCTGAAGTATCAGCAACCGCAATCTCTAAAGTCAAAAATCCCAAAGGTATGGCCCAAAGTAAGGAAGTCGTACTGGACGGTGGCTCTATTGCGAGGAATGCTCGCATTGAACTGGAAAAGAAATTAGGTCAAAGCGTCATTTCACCCACAAACGCCTCAGATCCCTCAGCTTTAGATACAAAATCAGAAGGGTAAATAAAAAGTTGCACCGGTGCAACTTTTCACTTTCCGGGCATTTTTATGCCCAAATTTCAGAGAGGAGGATGGTTCAATGGCAAAGAAAAAAGGTGAACTCCCAAGTGGCAGCATCAGACGCCGGGTGTATGATCACTCCGAGCCGGTCCTGGACTCCTTCGGCAAGCCCGTTATTGATCCAAAGACGGGCAAACCCAAGAAGAAGCGGATCTATATTTCCGTGACGGCATCCTCTGCCCGTGAGGCGGATCAGGAACGCGCCCGGATCAAGGCGGATAAGCAGAGCTATTCCAAGCCTGCTGCCATGACTCTATATGAGGCTATCGACAAATACATCCAGAGCGTGGATGCTCTGCTTTCACCGTCCACGCTTGCGGGATATCGAAAGATCCAGCGGAACGCATTTCCCGGCATCATGCATCAGAAGCTGGCCAGCATTACAAACGATACTCTCCGCCAGGCCGTGAATGATGAATGCAAACGTCCCAAAAAGAAAAAGGGATCCGGCACCATATCGGCCAAAACTGTAGTCGTGGAATATGAGCTGATCCAGACCGTGATCAAGCTCTATGCCAAAAATATCGATACTACGGTCCATCTGCCGCAGGTTGCAACCCCAAAGCATGACCTATCCACTCCGGATGTGATCTTTAATATGGTCAAGGGTACCGATACGGAACTGGCTGTCCTGCTGGCCATGTGGCTGTCCTTTTCCGCCTCGGAAGTGATCGGGCTTACAAAGTCCAAATCCCTCTCTGCAGATGGGCTGTATATCACAGTGGCAGAAGTAATCGTCATGGACGAACATAACCAACCTGTTGTCAAGGCGCAGGGCAAACAGCCGAAGCGGAATCGCACACTGCGGCTACCTGCCTATATCAAAGACCTGATCGATAAAGTTGATGGTGATCGCCTGGTCCCCATGTCCGGCGCCGCCTTGTCCAAGCGCTTCGCCAGACAAGTGAAAAAAGCAGGGATTCCGCACATGACGTTTCATGATCTGCGCCATGTGAGTGCTTCCGTCATGACGCAGCTCCATGTCCCGGACAAGTATGCCCAAGAACGTGGTGGCTGGCATTCGGACAATATCATGAAATCTGTGTATCAGCAGACTTTCGCGCCGGAGCGCGTGGCCGTGGATGATAAGATAGACGAGTATTTTGCAGAGGTAACCAGCGGAGAGAAGATGCCGCCAAAGTATAAATTCTATCTGGGACTGTTTGACCTGGATGATTCTGAAGAATGCAGGGAGAACTTCCGCAAATTCTGCGCAGATAATAAAATTAAATTGTGAAATGCACCACGAATGCACCACGAAAATTTAAAAATAGCGTAAATATGGGGCTCTTGTGACTTTTTCAAAGGGTTCGAGCCTCCTTGCTTCCACTCATTATTGAAATTTCGTAAAGCCTTGTAATTGCTGAGAATTCAGTAAATACAAGGCTTTACGCGTTTTTATGCGTGCTTTGGTTTTTCCATATTTTTATCAGAATTTCGTGAAAAGTAATAGTTTTTCTGTGAAATGCACCACGAAATGCACCACGATTTTTTCAACGCAAACTCCCAAAAATATTATAATTGAAGCCCTCTGCAGTACTGGAACTGGTCAATTAAAAAACAAAGCCTGCAGAGTGTTGTACCCAGCCACACCGTCCACGACCAGACTGTACAGTCTCTGGAACTCTTTGACCGCCTTGACGGTGGCAGCATCATACTCGCCGGTGATTTCCAGCCCAACTCCCAGAATCTCATTGAGCCTGACCTGCACCCACTTGACCACTTCACCGGTGCTACGTTCGATCCGCAGGAAGCCCAGCTTTGCCCTTAAGGTGATCTGCCTCCGGACGTATTGGGTATTGGTGCCGTCTTTTCCGTCCTCGACAAGCTTCCTACCCTTTTCGTCCCGATACCCATCCTCATTGGCCGCATGCTGGAAATTGAGGATATTGATATTGCATGTATCCTGTGCTGCGGTGGTCTCCACTGCTTGCGTTCCCATGTAAAGATCTGCATAGACCTTGTTGAGATCCACCTTTCCGGATACGCCGGGGATGCTCCCAGCGGAAGTATACTGCCAAATATCTGCTATCTCGACTCTGCTTGCCGGCAGACTGCTCAAGCCGTACCGGGCATACCAGACATATACTTGTCCAACCGCAGCAATGATGGCGGCCAGGTTAAAGTAATTCTGCATGTAGTCCTCATTGGTGTATATCACCGGAATATATCCAGCAGCTCTGACAGCCTGTAGGAAGGCGATCGCCATATTTGTGGCCAACTGCTTGTCGATATTTACACCCTTGGTTCTTGCATACCTCACTGTGTCATACTCCAGATCAAAGGCTATCGGACATCTCTGCCAATATTTCCGCGCCTGAGCCACTGCATACTCTGCCTCTTTGGCTGCCATCTCTACGCTCAGAGCATAGGAAAACCAGTAAATCAGAGGTGATACCTCCAGGTTATGGCATGCTTCTGCATTCACGATATATTTCTGATCTACATTATTTTTGCCGTATCCGGCACGCAGGCCAACCATAGGATAGCCTGCGTCGCGGATCTGCTTGATGTTTACAACGCCGTTATGTACTGACAGATCCGGCATTTCACATCTCAATGTTCTGCTCATTACCTGCCACCGCCCGTCTTATTGTAGTTTGCCGTAGAGATGCCTAAGATAGCACCAAGGAATGTGTCCACGGCGGTGATGGTCCCTACAATCTGCTCTGCATAGGGCAGTCCCCAGATACTGGCCAGTGCGAAATACAGGGTTCCCAGCGCCGGAAGCAGGATCTGCGCCACGAATTTCAGGACATCATAGGTTTTGTTGGTCATTTTCATAAAACTCATCTCTTTCCCTCGCTTTCTTTTATTGTATGTATTGTTATTTTTCAGTTGCACCGGTGCAACTCATCATTTGTCGATCAGGAAGCCTTGCAGCTCCTCTTCTGCCTTCTGCATTGCGGCTACCTGGTTGCCGTCAATTCCATGCTTCAGGAGTGCCAGGATTGCCTTCTGGGTGACCCTATTGCCCTCCTCGATGGTGTTAAGTCTCTTGTTATCTTTGGCAAACAGTTCATCATACCGCGCCATGCGTTCCTCCAACTTGGTCAGACGGTCATTCTGCGCGTCCTCTGGAGCCTTGGCAGCCTTAACCGCCTTGACAATTACGGTTATTGCCCCGCTCACAGTGATAATGGCGCCACATGCGGTGATAAACATCGTGTAGATCTGCTCTGGTGTCATGCTGCGCCTCCTTATCATGCCGGTGTTACCGTGTAGGTGACTTTCATGGTCTGGGTTGTGGTCTTGGTCACAGGCTCGTCCAAATTGTTGATTGTTGCGAGGTACAGCGGATTGCGGTACAAATAAAAATAATTCGCACTTGAGCCACCAAGGTAGTCAACCTCAATTCTGTTTCCATTTAGCATTTTAAGCTTTAATGAATTTTGTGGTATAACCCCGTTAGATGGATATAATGTGTTGTTCGACAAATCAACAACAAAAGTCGGATAGGTATCATACCTGTTGTATGAAAAACAGAGCAGCATATCCTCACCCATCTGCGCACAAGCAACTCCATAGTAGGCATCTTTAACAGTACCATCGAAATTGATTTTTAATCCTCTATCGTCCCATGCAGTGCCATACCAAAAATAGATGAAATCGTCACATACTGACGCATACTCTCCACGTATATTGCTGTGTGCGCTTGCAGGTGTGAAAGATACAGTAGACCATGTATCTGTATCAACATCATATATTCCCATGACATATGTGGTTCCTGCCGCAATGGAATTTCCGGGAACAAAATAGAATTTTCCGTCACGTCCCGCTGAAGCATAATCTCTTTGAACAGCCGTCATTGCCGCAGGAAAATTGACAGTGTGTGTTTCTGACAATGGAAATAGTGAAACCTTGTCAATCGGTGTTCTCTTCCTTGTATAGGTGAAGCTAGTTCGTGTAAGTGCGGTAACAGTATATCGGCAGTTATCTTTGAGAAAATTGCCCATAGAGTTGCTCCCGTCATTGATATATACACTAGATTGATTAAGTAACAGCGACCTCGTATTTCCTCGAACATTGCTCACACTGTTTCCATATCCAACGTAGCCACCAATATCGGAAGTCAAAGAAACGCACTCAATTGTGCCCGTGGTTTGTGTCGGCCAGTCGTATACCATCGTGATTGCGTTAGAATTTGCGCTACTCTCACTACTATTGAAACTACCCAACTCAGTCGGAGAGCCACTATTGGTCACACCCCAAGAGCCATTAGCGACCATTTTAGTGCCTGCGGGCATGATGGTCGGCAACTCTCCATTGACTTCATTGATTGTCTTATCAAACAGAAAAATTCCACCAATAAGATTGCGGTATATCGCTTGATTTCTCCACGTTTCGTTGGCAAAAGGCGAATTATTAAACTGTCCACCGCTTTGCAAGAATTTTTCAATTCCCAACGTGAACTCATTGTCACTCTCGATTCTTTCTCGTATACCTGTTCTGGCATTGCGCAGCTCAATTATAGTATGTCCATGATATCTTTGCGGTCTATGCAGTTTTGGTTTGAATTTCTGAACTAACATTTTTCCCTCCTTAAGTAGTGGTTTTGGGTGTGTTTAAACATTACTCATAGGCAAAACTTCTATATGGAATGTTAATGGGTTATCTCCGGTGTTTCTAAAAGAAATTGTTTTATCCGTTTCATTCAATGTCGCAGTAATTCTATTGGACTTAATACCGTACAATTGTGTACATTGATAAGTATCAGTTCTGTCAGCATTAAACAGCACCCCAAAATAGAACCACCCCCAAGACGGTTGGTTAGTAATTGATGCAACGGATACTAAATATGTTCCGGCGCGAGATATTCCTAATTCTTCAAAAGTATATGTATGGTCAGTGTTTACTTCTGCCAAATAGCTGTGTCTATTACCGTATTTAATTTCGGAACTACTATTCTCTTCTGCTAAGCCAACCAACGGCTGATACTCCTGCGTGATATACTCAAGGCTCATATCTGTCATGTTGGTCGAGATGTTGTTTGTGCCTTCCAACGTCCGTATCTGTTCTGGAGTTAGTTGGATTGTCAGCGGTGTGGCGAGTTCGAAACATGCTTCAAGTGGGTTACTTGCAAGGTAAGTTTTCCAATCTGTCAAACTACTTACAAAATCAACAATAGCATTGAAATCATTTGCTATACGAAAAGAATTTATATTAGTTTGAATGTTTAAGGTTCTGTGCAAATAGTTTGATATGCCAGAATCTCTAAGTGCACCGACAGTGTTTGACCAGCCTCCAATGACAAAAATGTATGCTCCGGTTATTGAAGATTGACCTTGAAGTGCCCAATTTTCACTTCCATCAAACTCCGTATAGCCATGTGTAACACTCATCACCCCACTAACCAAATTCACCTTACCACCATACCTTGTACCGTCTAGGTCGATGGTGTAGGTTTTGGATTGATAGGGTTCGTAGGGGGTGGCGGTTGAGCCAACTTCAAGCTGAACCTTAAAAGTATGGTTTATTGTTAAACCATTAGCTACTCTAATGTTATAGAATATATGAGCATCATGGTCTATCGTGAAAGTAGGTGATGTATTTGTATTTGTGATGAGATTTCTTGTATCATCACTAAGTATCTCATATACATCAAACCTTACACTATCTATAGTGCCACTTATAGTGTAAGTTCCTGCCTTAACAGGAATAGAATTGCTATACGTTGCACTATCTGTACTCATATACCATGCAGCGGCGGTAGCTGTACCATTTGCTGTTACAATACCATCTACTGTAGTAAAGTCTACTCCGGCGTTTGTTCTGTTGCCACCGATAGCATAAATCAAATTCTTCCCCGTCACCTCAACCTCACAATCCGTATACCCTTCGATAGGGCAGATGTTGGAGTAGGGTTCAAAGGTGGTGGCTTCTGTACCAAGTTCAACTTGAATATTTTCAAATGTTGCACCTTCTGAACTTGATAATGTAGTATTATTGTCAAAAACTAATGCTAACATAAGCTTACTGCTATCACTTAATTCATTATCTTTTACGAGTCTCGGATACCATTGTGTATTGTTTTCAATAATTTGATATGATATAGCATAGTTTAATGTTCCGTCAATACCAGTAATTTCCAAATATCCTGTTGCCCATTTTCCACCACTTCCAACAGCTCTAAAAGTGTTGTCTCCGATAACAGTTATCATAGCTCTTTGTTGAGGATTCACACGATATTCACTCGTTTTATCGACTACATTTTTTTCGAGACCAAAAATATTCTTCCCTGCACCTCCAGCCCACGGTTTATCATAACCATGTAAGTCCTGTATAGGCTCAAATGTCACAACTCCCGATACGATAGGTGCATCTGCGGCATCCGTGATAGAGATAGGGTTGCCTGTTGCGGTCTTGCTTACAGACTCACTTGCACCCACTTCATATATTGTGCCATCAATCCCGATTTTCTCCAGTGTGTCTGTCGGCTCACCTGCTGGATTGGCTTCAACGCCTGTTCCTCCGCTCTCCGCCAATGTAGTCTGTTCCCACTTCGTACTGTCCCACGGCTCCGCCACAGTGACCGCCGTGGTACACTTATACAATCGATTCTCATAGATCACCAGATCCCCCACCGCATAAGTCTGCGCCGCATCGTAGGCATCTGCCTGATTGCTGACTGCTGCCACGCTCCGCTCCTGGTTTGCAAACATGACCACGTCGATATCATCAAAATTATTATTGAGTACGGCAATGTCTGCCACATCCGTCAATGCCGGCTTCTCCAACTCAAAATGTGCTGTCTGTGTTGCCATTTAGCTCTCTCCTCTCTGTCCCCAGATATAATTTTCTTTGATCGTACCCCAGGTTGATACTTTGACCTCTTCCCACGTCATATCAACCACGTAGTCACCAAATCCCACACCATCCTCATAATCTGATGCACTGAAGCTGATCTGCGGGATCTCAAACACAGGTGCCGTGTCACTGAGCTCCACTCTGTCTGGCGTGATCAGAACTGTTGATATTCTTTCTGTGTACGCATCAACATCAAATCCGATGTGCGGTATTTCAAATACGGGCGCATCGTCTAACAGTTCCAATCTGCCCGACCAACCAGGATTTTCCACCAGGTTTGTACCGGTGAAAATCTCCAGCGCATCCAGTGCGGCTATCGCAACGGACCCTCCCGACATGGATAGAAACAGATCAAAGGTATGGAATCCAGAATCTGAAATGTTCATAAAATACATAAGTGACAATATATGCTTTCCAGATTCCGACCATGTTTCTACCGGTGTCGTATCAAGCAGATTACCGCCAAGTGCATATGTGACGGTACAGACAGCTTTCTCCTGTCCTGTTGCTATGATCAGATCAAGATTTATCTGTATCTCCACCTTAATCTGCGCATCTTGCCCGGTCATAATGTCCGCCCGAATCACCCTACGATTCTTTCCATCTCCAATCTCTACAGCTTTGCCGTTTCGAACAACATTGAAGTGGAACGCACTCTTGTCGATCTGATTAATCTTTCCCTTCAGCGCTACAATTTGCCTGTCAACGTTATCTTTCTGCTGTTCCACATATTCTCTGCCTTTTGCTGCATATGTGTCTGTAGGGAAAAGAATACCCTTCATGGTTCTTTCAAGAATGTATGTATATATGGTTTCGTACTTGGTGACAATTCTCAGTCCCTGTCCAAGTGGCAGTGTGGGATCACCTTTTACACTTATACTTGTAAGCGGTCGGTACGATATCTTGCTGATGATTGGATAGAGATTTTCAGCTATTGCTTCAAGTTCGGCATCGGTGTACCCGTACAAAAACATATTGTCCTCAATGCTGTATGCATTGCTACCCTCTCCATACACATACGGTTCTTCACTGTCCGTCTGATATAGCTTCAGACAATCTACTTTCTGCGTTACAAAATCCTCATACTGAGCATCTTTTTTACGGATTGACCGATCAATATCGATATACCCACTGCTGGCCGTAAGTTCATCCAGATATACATATTGAAATTTCCCCGATCTGTCGATATGTCCGAAGCATCCGTTAATTTCGCAGATTGCTTTTATAATATACTGCCCGTTTAATCGGATCACATCGACAGATTTCTGCACCATCACACTGTCTTGCGGCAGACTCACGTTTTCCTGTGCAACGCCTATATACTCAAAAAAGCTGTCACGCAGATCCTTGTAGGAAACTTTAGTGTTGTCTCCCGGGAAAATCGTATTATACCATTCTGCAATATCTGTGTTCAGAATGTCATACATGACATCATAAGCCGTGATTTTACGAAATTGTCTGTCAGCAGTCGGTATATCAGAGTCCACTTTGTATCTTCCAATCTGATACAAACTATCATCCATCATACGAAATCTGACAGTAAGCCATTTACCCTTCAAGGATCTGTGTACATAGGATATCTTGAAACTGATAAAAGCCGCCTCGCAGCATCCATATCGTAATTGCTGCTTTGAACAGAGATTTTCTGTCATGGAAAAATCCTCGGAACGAAACTCTGTGCTATCAGTTATGCTGATTCCGTCGTCCGTCACTATTTCAAGTTTTCGTACACCATTTTCATAAAAATCTCTGTCTGCCATATTTCAACCTGCATCTTTAATACTCTGTAAGAGTGATTGTGAATGGATCATACTCGATATCATTTTTTTCTTCATCAATTTTATATATCTTGTATTTAGGATTGCTGATGTAAAAAACTCCACTTGTGTACTGCAATTCCTCATCATTCCAATAAGTAATAGAAACTCTCCTCTGTCGCTTGTCCTCGGTTGGAAGCTCTGCCAGACCAATCACCGCATCAAAAGCTGTCCTCTCGGCAAGTGTTGTCTCTCGAATATTTAACTTGATCTGGGTCTTATAGTCTTCCGCAGTCTCTCTGTGCAACAAGATGTTTGCGTCTCGCCACGCGTCCAACTCCATCCTCTGGTTGGGAGACGATTCCCAGCCATCCGCCATCAGGAAAGAGTTCGGCAGGATCACATTGCCAAATTTTATCAACCAGCCTTCAAAATTCCCCATACCTGCATCCTTTCCCCACTTTATATCTCACCTGTTGCCCTCTTATGGATCTGATCTCTGCGGATGACATCCTGATACACTACCTCGCCGTCCAGCTCTGCAACAACCGTTATGTCACCGTATCCTCCGACTTCCTGTATTGCGGTTTTGAAGGCTTCCACCATAGTTTCCAGCGGAGTTTCGATATTTGTTTGTCCCGGAACCTGATCACCCAAAAGCGCCGCAAAGGGCTTTCCTCCAGGAATCACTGCACCCTCTGCCAACCGTGGCAGATGCAATTTTTCAAAATCAAGTCCAAAATGCTCTCCACCTATTCCCCGTACCCAATCCGGTACATCAATACTGATATTATTAAGTCCCTCAATGATCGAGTTCACCACGCCCTCAAAGATATCAATGATTCCGTTTACGATACCCTTGAAGATCTTGACAAGCCCCTGCCAAGCCTTTTCCCAATCGCCGGTAAAGACACCCGTGAGAAATTCAATGATACCGGCCAGTATATCGATCAAGTCACCCACTAGAGCAATAATATAATCAATCAGCTCGCCTGCAGCACCCATGATAAAATCTAAAGTTGGCTTAATCTGTTCCACCCAAATGAGCTCAACAATTTTTCCGAGTGCTTCAAGGATCTCATTGATCTCATCACTCTTACTGCCGATCATATCGGACATCTTCTTAAATGCGTCACTGATCGTATTTAATGCCCAGATGATTGCATCGCCGGTATATTCAGCCATGGGCTTCAGGACATGTTCCCAGATATAAGAAAGTCCCGGCTGTACTGTGTCGATAACCTTACTCAGAAATTCAAGACCACTCGCCACCATGTCCAAAAATGCGGGAAGGGCTTCCTCTATGGTCCATGATCCGAGGGGTTCCAGAATCTCTGTCAGAAAGAACATCAAGCCTTCCTGCAGATATCCGACAAATGGCTCACACGCTGTCTTAAGGTGATCCAATGAATCCAGAAGCGGATCAAAATTGATTTCGCTCCACCACTCTGAAATCTCATCAATAAACGGCTTAATGACAGCCTTAATGCTATCGAGTTCTTCAATTATCTTGCTATCAATCTGTGCCGTTTCAAAAGCATCTGCGCCTTTCAGCTCCCCGCCTGCTGATGATCCGCCTGCTGTATTCTGGCTGACCACTACAAGTTCGTCAAACAATGCTAACGCGCCCTTCGCCGCCTTAGCTGCAGTATCTATGGATTTTGCATAGTCAACAGTCTGCTTTTTAGCCTTTGTGTATGTGCTGCTGCCGCTGATTGCCGCGAGAAACTGCCCCACCTTGTCAATGACAATATTCAACCAGCTAACCAGCTGTGTCAGATACGGTATAATTGTATTTACTACCGGCTCAAATGCTGCTGCCAGAGCATTCTTGGTCTGTGCCAGGCTGCTGGTCAGTGCAGACATTTGCCGATTGTAGTCCTGCGAATACTGTGCCAGGTTCTTAAAGCCTTCCTTTGCAGCTGATACTATGCTGTTAAATGCCTTGCGAATCTGATTTACGATCAGAACACCTACCGCAAGTTTGGTCAGCTTTTTAGCGACCTCACCCAATATTCCAACAGATTGTCTCGCACTGCTATTGATGACAGAAAAGCATTTTTTCCCGGCCGCAGCTGCTTTTTCAAAACCACCTCTCTGCTCCTGGATCTCTGCATTTACTGCTTTTAGTTTGGCCGCAAGAGCATCATATTCCTGATATCCTTCACCTGCACCGGCCCCGCGGAGCTCTGCCATACGCTCCATGATGGTTTCCTGTTGTTCCAGCAGATTGACCAGATCCTGGTTATGGACAACCGCATTATTCTGGATATCTGCTATCCGCTGTTCCTCTGCTGCCTGTTCCTGCAGTTTGGCAGTGCGTTCCGCTTCCTTCGCAGCCAGCCTCTCCTGCTCTCTGGACACGCGTTCCGCTTCCTTTGCAATACCAGCATCCGTTGTTTTGTCGAGTTCTGCGAGATACTGTTTTAATGCATATTCCGCATTCTGCCATCCGATATATGCCTCATCATATATCTTGTCACCGGGTCCAAATCCTTTATCTCCCAGATCACGCAGGCGTGTCTTGAATTCTTCCGCCTTGTGAAGCACGCTATCCCAGGAACCTTCCTGCTGTTTGATCTTCTGCGCAGTTTTCTCAATCTCTTTCCCGGCAGCTTCTCCGACATCCTTTATCTTCTTTCCTGTCTCATTTAGTTTTGAATTATCGACTTCGGTATGTACCCGGACACTTGCATCATAATCTGCCATACCTTACCTCCGAAACAAAAGAGCCAACTTCCCGCAGATAAGGGAATATTGGCTCTAGGCTCCGGTTGGCTTTTTATTCAATTTTGCATATTTCATGAAATCATTAAGGCGTTTCTGTTCTTCCGGGGAGATTGGTTCTTTCACATCTGCTCTGATCGCATACATGGCTTTTGCCTTTTCAAGAGCTCGCCTTTCTGCTGGGCTCATTTTGGGAGTAATCTTCCTTGCTCTGGTATTCATGACCTTAGTCAAAGTACATTCTTTTAAATTACCCAAAAGGCCCATGAATACAAACCAATGCATATCTGCAGTATTCAGATCAATACCGTACTGTGCGAGAAACGCCGCATACACCCTCCACTGATCGATATCGTAATCAAAAAGAATGGTATCATTTTTCTCTTTGGACGGATTATCATGGTTATATTCCGTCATATACCATTTGATACCTTCTTTGATCTCATCCACTGGTGGAATTATTTCCGGAAACAACAACTCCGCCGCAGTATAAAAACTTTCTGCATCAGACAATTCCTTGTCATTGAGCACCTGTGAGATCATGATACCTGTCCGAAAGTTTGTGTCAATCGGATATCCATTCCATGAATCAGGGAGTTTATCCAACAGCACATTGAACATTCTTTGCATTGTATCACCCTTTTGATATTCTTCCACGGCTATACTTTTTACTTATCATATCACGCCTGGTGGAAGTATATTGCTTAATGACCGGGATCATCTGCTCAAAAAATTCTGCAATCAGGAAAGGACTCGGAACAATATCTCCAAAGATCTTCCGACAGGCATCTTCACCAAACAGATCATCCATGTTTTCCATGAGATCTCTGATCTGCTCAATGGCAAACTCCAGCCTATCGTGCTCACTTTTCCCGGAAAAGTTCTCATTTTTTACTTTCTGCTTGATCTCTTCCAGTTTCTCGACAAGCCCATAGAATTTCTGGATAAAATTCTGATCGTCCGTGTTGATCGTAATTGTTTCACCTGCATCATTAACTTCAATCTGGATCCCGCTACTTACTCTGATCTTATTCATCATTACCATCCTCTCTGAAGGTGATGGATGCCAGAGAGTTGTATCCACCACCTATGTTAATTTGAATTAACACCTGTTATCAGGCATCCGCCGTGAATGTGTTGGTTGACACATTGAAGGTGCCGGGAATATCTTTTCCGGCCTGCTTCACGTTGATCACGTTGTGAACGTAATCGCCGCCGTCTCCGCCGCTGGACGCGACTGCAACTGTACAGGGTACCTTAATTGCTTTGTAAGTACCCTCGCTGCCGGTAACTGCATCTTTTAGTCGAAGACGCACAAAAGATGTATTTGCATCTGCACCAAGCGGTAGCGTGTCCACCAGATCATCGATCCATTCCTGCACTTCGTCATCGATGCAGTCCTCTTTATCGACTTCAAAGGTTCTCTGATAAGACTTGACCTTGTTCGATGCATTGGGCATGTTGATGTACTGTTTTGTTTCCTCCTCCGGATTCATGTTCTCGGTGAGGGATGTGATACCGTCACCCAGCAGATGATACTCCGGCGTTGCCGCACCCATGCTCACATCAATGTAATGTTTTAATTCATGTCTCATGATTCTGCTCCCTTCTTATATTTGATATAGATAGTCAACTGATATATTGCTTTCTTTTCTGTGTCATATCCCTTGAAAAATGACGTTGCGATTCCGATTTCCTGCACAGTCCCGGCCGATAGAACTGGAAAAATATTTTCACTATTTCTTTTCTCTATCCAGGTCTCCAACGCTTCAAGCCATGCTGTATTGTCGACAGAATCCTCATCGCATGTAGAGTCAAGTCTGGCACCAAGCTGGTATTGCTCCGTTATGATCTTCGTGCCAGAAATGAATGTTTTCACATTCTTGATCGGTGTCTTGATCAGCACATAATCAACATTGTTATGCATTACATCTGTATTGATCTTTTGCATTTTCCAGTAGTCTTCCAGATCAAATTCTTTCAGCCATTGGATCACTGCACTTGATACTGTCACTCTCCCACCGCCTTCCGGGCTCTTTGCTCAATCTTTTCTCTGCCGCCCTCCTGCAGCATCCTGTCAACCCAGCGCGGTCCCCTGTTTGCACCATTCTGATACTGCATTCCTCTTCCATCTGACGCAGGGACTTTCTGTACTCCTCTGCGTGACCTCCAACCATCCTGTGTCTTAAAGCCTGCGCAATGCAACTCAGGATCTTCGTATACGATACCGTTCCACATATATTGAGCATACGGTGTATCCCACACAATGTCCGTGTCGTCTTCTATGTGACCGCTGGATTTCAAATCACCCTGATCCAACGGAATGTATTCATCACACAGTTCCAAGATTGAATTGACAACCACCTGCTGTACCCTGCCGCCTTCATTCAGACCAAGTGTGCGGAGGCAATCACCAATTTCAAAACTGCATTCTGCATATACGGCCATTACACCAACACCACCTTTTTATTCTTCAGATGTCGTCGGAGTGAATTGTCCTTCACGCTTTTGATCAATCCGGATCTGGGATACTGTTTGAGCAGATCAGAAACCCGTTGACCGCGCTCTGTAGTTATCATTCCTTCAACAGCCCCCAGGATAATGCAATCCTGCTCCGATCCCGGAGAAAGAGTGATGTTCTCATACGTTCCTTCCGGGAATGTCACGGAAGCATATTGCAGAATACTGATCACTCCGTCAGAATTGCTCTTTTCCACCTTGTCAGTCCACTGCACACCCTTGACAACAGTCCTGCGCCATTCATTATCAGACACCTGGTTAAATACCGTCACGGTATCAGTAAATAATGCTCTATTACTCATAACGCACCTGCCAATCCCGTGCCGGATAGTCCCTGTATTACGATCTGCTGCAGCTGTGCTTGTTTCTCCTCTGCTGTTGTGATCTTGTAGGACTCCGTATATCCGTCATTGGAAACGCTTGCCACACCAGTTCCCATTCCTGCAGATTCCTGTGTATCGATACTATCAATCAGATCACATACCGTATTCTTGATCTGCTCATGGACCTGTTTCTGAAAATCAGTGGCTATATTCTCATCATACTCGTTTTCGAACTGTTTCGCTCTGGCATGAGTGATCACGTTGACCATGTTCTCGGCGCGTCTGTTCAACCGGTTAAAAACCTGCTCGTCAGTCACCAGACCGGAAAGGGAGCTGTAATACTCCCAATCGATATAGGACATATTCAGCTCCCCCTTTCTTTATTGCTTCTCGGCTTCCTTCAAGAGCTTCAGTTCATCCTGAAGCTCTTTGATCTGCTTCTTTAATGCTTTATTTTCTGCTTTCAGCCTGGTGTTCTGCTCTGTCAGCTTAGGCTCTGCAGAAACAGGCTGAATTATCGCTGCTTCTCCAACTCTGCGCATGCCATACCTCCTACGATGCCTTGGTGCTCATGTAGATGCCTGCAACCTTGTTCTTGTATACATCCACAATGCCATACTTGCGGTACTTCAGAATGTATGCATCCGCATTAGGATTGTTGTCCGGAACAATGATGTTGCCGACCACATGCTTATCGTGTTTGATCAGCGCAGGCTTATGGATGATAATGAAATTGATATCCTTTCCTGCTGCCTGCGTCTGCTCATAATAGTTTGCGATATCACTGGTGCTGGGAGATGCAACTACGGTATAAGTGTTGCCGCTCTTGGTATAGTACGTCTTGCCTTCCACGACCGCCTCGTCAGTAGTCTTTGCGTATGTCGCCACTGCCTTTCTGTAATGGCCAATCTTCTCATCCTCGGATCTGCCATTTAACATGTCAATTGCAGTGTAGAATCTGCTCTGCGGAACAGACTGCTTTACGTTAAAGGACGCAAGCACTTCCTTGGACTTGTAGCTGTCCATTGTCAGAACACTGTTGAGCAGTGTGGAAGTAGCATACAGAAACCTGTTCTCCTCGGGTACTTCATCGTCATCCAGCTTATTCTTGGCGGCAAGCAGCTCGTTCAGGAACTGTTCTGCATTGGCAATCGTCTTTTCTTCACCCTTGGAAATACCGCTGGTGCCGGCAATCTTGGCAAATGTGAAGGCATCCGCCTCGGGCGCAACCTTGGTACGCATCAGTTCAGCACCCGCCATTCCGAATGCCAAGTTGACCGTCTCTTCGTTATCCTCAGCATCAACAGACAGCTTTGTGCCTCTATCATAGTTATACTCCGCGGATTTCCATTCCAGATTCACGCTGCCGTCGGTATACCCGCTGTTCCTGTCATAATCGCCCAGACCGGTAACCTCGATCTGCGGGTATACAATCTCTCTTGCATTCGCGCCAGCTCTAGCCATTTTCGGATCTCCAGTCAGATCACTGGTCACGGATGCCTTTTTATATACCTCATCCAAAAGAGGTACATAATTTTTTGCTAACACAATATTGTTGGGCATATCTTTTTCCTCCTCGTTCTGTTATTTTTTTGATTCTGTATTGGTTTCAAGTCCCATCGCGGCTCTGAGCTGCGCTTCCATCACATCACCGCTGTTTCCACCTCTTACGCCTCCAATCAGATCACCGTTCCGTACTTCTTTGGGATCATTTTCACCGAACAGCATCTTACTGTCCTCGGCTTCACTCAGTGCTTTGAGCTCAGCTTCGATATCGGCTCTCTGATTCTTGGATGCTTTGAGCTTGTCAATGTCAAGCAGCGCAGTGATTGCCTTCACATTCTTACCCTTGGCAGAACGGATGCTCTCGCCGACCAGCTCATTGAAATCCCTGTCAGCAATTTCCTTCGCATGATCCTCATCACGCTTCTTGATATCTGCTTTCAAGTCTTCAATCTGCTGTTTCAGTTTGTCCGGTTCCACCCCTTCAAACTTTTTCAGTGCTTCAGCGGTCTTTGCCGCGTCAGCCTGCGCCGTCGCAAGATCGGTCTTTGCCTTCTCCAGTTCCTTGGACACCGGATCAAATTCTGCATGATGCATATCCAGCACTTTGGATATGGCCTCTTCATCCAGTCCCAGAGCTTTCAGTTCTTCTCTTTTCATACATATCTCCTTTAACGATGATTTGTTTCACGCGGCAGTATCAACCGCAGATATTAAAAAAGAGCCTCGGCAGAATCAACTTGCTGATTCATACTTTGGCTCTTTGGCTCTGATTGATATATTCACTTCTGATCTGCAGCCTTTACAGTAGGCCGGGAAATTGTGCAGTACCGTTGTTGGATACCGCTTGATAAAGTGTGCGTATCCGCATTTGGGACACGCTACCCATGACGATTGTGTCATTCAGCATCACCTTTCTTTGTGCTGTTTGCTTGTCCTATTTTTAGAGTAACACGGGTATTTTAAGTTTGCAAGAGAAATTTATAAAATTACTCTACATCTTTCTTTTCTTCTCTATATTTGGATGTATAAAAAATCCCATTTGCGCACTCTTTGTTTCTTCCCTCATCCATTTTTCTCTTCAATACATCGTCCGTTATTCCATCTGGAAATGCCGGGCAACAGAAATTGCTGTCACACATAGAACAACTAAAGCAAGGTGGATATTTAATCATTTTCTTCTTGCCTCCACATATTCATTTACAAGTTTTTTGGCTTCTGGTGGCACTTTAAGACCTTTTCTTATTTTTACAAAAGCTTCAGCTATCGTTTCGCTACCATCTTTTGCATAATCATTGTACCTCGATATACCTGGCACATACCTATTTTGCAAAACAGCATCAAGTTTTTCGCATTCAGCCGTCGTTATACATCCAGAGAAAGTAATGGCATGTGCCATTTCGTGCCAAACCAATTCTTTGATATTCCTGCCTGATGTGAATTTTCTCTTTTCAACCTTTTCAAAAAATTCTTTTTCATTTTCCCACATTTCATGAAAAGGATTGATGATCAATTCTCTCATATTATCTTCTGAAACACTAAAGAAAATTGGTACATCTTCATAACCCTCATTGTGCTCCAACACTTTTACCTTATCCAATGTTACGTAATATTCTTTCTGTATCTCCCTTATCCCCAGCCGCACCTCTTCTATTTGACTATTAGTCATTCCTGCATCTTTCATGTTCTGTGCAGGAATTTCGATTTTCTTAATTATACCATTTTCTTGGATTTTTTCACTATAATTTTTCCACGCCTTAGTCTTCGTCAGATCAGAATTGCCGCTCTCATACCGCAGTCTGTTGATGTCCGGTTTCACGCCTGCCTTTTCGCAGAATTCCTCATACTCCTTGATCTTGCTGCTTATCTTTGCAGCTACTTCCTTCTCTTTTTCATCCATTTTGAGACTGTGACAGGCTTCCCTCTCACGTTTCAATGCACAAATCTTCCGCTCCTTCTCCCGCATCTTCTGGGTGACCGCATAATAATCATAGGTCTTGCCGTCAATCATGACCGGGGCAGGCTCTGGATCCTCTTCGTGGTCTGTCAGCTCGGATATTCCTTCAAACCAGACATAATGATCATGGCGGCAGTTGTACCCGTGGAGTCCAAGTGGATCACTTGTATGGGCTCCATCAGCACTGTATCCCGTGGCATACCACAGATCCATGATCCTGTCTTGTCCGATCCGCTCCGCCTCTTTTGAGTAGTCTGTGCCCGGTTTGATGTAATACACCCTGCCTTGCCACTCTGCATGATTTGCATGTCCAGTTCCGGTATTACGTGCGCCCCAGTGCTTTGATACATACACCAGATTCTCCCCGGTGCTCTCGATATTCTTGTCCATGATCTTCGCAGCCAGCTGATGTGCACCAGTGCGGACGGCCAGTGTCGCCGCTGTGTCAAGGTGCATACTGCGGCCGGAGCTGAAATCAATTGTCCGAAGCCCACTGTTTGCCAGATCATGAACCGTACTCCATACTGCCTGTTCTCTGGTAAATGCCCCGGAGGTGACTTTGATCATAGCTTTATCCAGTTCCCGCCTATAAAGATTTTCCAGCGTTTCATATCCGGACATCGTTTTGAATCCTGTAGTCCCGGACAAATTTTCAAATGTGCCGTCTGTCTGCTTGGATATGGCATCTACAAGCTGGGGGAGGAATGAGCGGTCTGTGATTGTCTTTCCTCCCTGCTTCCACAGTTTCAGATCATTGAAATAAGCGAGATTGGCCGCATCCCGCAGTATTTCCTTTTTGCTACGCTTTGCAGACTTCAGGATCTTTTTGAGAATCCGCTTTACCTCACGTTTATGATCCAGCGTATTCTTTGCAACCATCTTCCGATATTCAGGCGTGGAATTGAGTCGTTTCATAACCTCTTTGCGTATCCGGGACGGACTATATCCCAGTTTCTGCAAATGTTCTACTTCCAGCTCCGCGGTCCGTGTATATGCCAGGCTCTCAGAGATCCGTCTTGCAACGTCACAGATCACTTCCTGCTCCAGATATTCAAATAATGGACGTATCGCCTGCGATATGATCTCTTCCTGCTCATCCGTCAGCATAATCTACCTCTCAGTCGTCTGTCTCGTCATTAACTTCCGGTTCTTCTTTCTTCTCCTGTACAAGCTTCCACGCCTCCGTCTCGGACAGATTGTATGCGTCCATCAGATACCACACAAGCATCTCCGGTATATCAAAGGAAAGTGCATCATCCCGTCTGCGCTGGATCTCCGTCTCTTTGTCGGAAATCAGACTGTCGTCGAAATCTACAAGGATCTCCGTGGATATATCAAAATTGGTCTTCAGATATGTGTTTGAAAACCACATGACCGCATGGCAGATATCAGAAATATACTCCCTTGCCTCCTGCCGCTGCCGGTTCAACTCCTGCATCTGATCCTGTCTGCTCAATACAAATTCCGTCGCTGTTACAATCTGTCCATTTTCAAAGCTATATTTCTTTGTGCCGTAACCGAACATCAGAGACATCAGAGACAATGTCAGCTCAAAGGTCTTTGTAATCTCATCAATTCGAATCTTCGGATTGTATTCCTGATATGTTTCTTTCTCCTGAGGAAGTTTCTGTCCCAGCATCACAAATATCTTTTTCAGCTGTTTGTTCGGAGTGATTGGTTTGCCGTTGGCATCAAACTTGCAGAGCGCCTCATTGATCAGCACCAGCTTGTCCGCCTTGTCCAGATCACCGAACAGGACATTGAAACACAGATCCAGGACTTCAAAGACCGGAATCGCATTATATACCTTCGGATATCCATATCCGACCATATCCTCCAGATTGTTGACCTCAGCGATCTTCATCACTGCGAACGGTTTCACATCACCAAGCTGAACAACCTGCTCTACTTCAGAGATTTCTTTTCCGTTCTCATCAAATTCATGGGTTTCCGCAACGTACCGCTTATCTTCTCCCAGTGTAAACATGACCAGCGTAGTGCGCTTTTTCCCTTTTTTCAGTGCAGTGCCGGAGAATGCAGCTTCCTTGACTACATCGTCCTCCACCGTCAGCGGAATAAAGCAGTCTGCCGTGACATAATTCAGCCGAATCCTGCCGCCATTCGCAGAATTGTCATCCATGAAGGTTACGCCTTCCATGCGGACATAACAGGCCACTGTCCCATGTGCTGACGTCTGCTCCAGCTGTTTGCGGTACTGGGTGTTGAACCGGCACTCGTTCAGGATCCTGTTTACTGCGTCATTCTGCTCCTCGTTGGCTGACTTTTTCTTTTTGACATTTTTCCCTGGAGCACCACCCGCGTTAATATCGATCACCTCGCAGAGATTGGCATCATCCGCACAGCAGCGTTTTGCAAACCCCAGCCGCCGCATCACAAATGACTCGCCCTGGACAGTTGTCCGTCTATGAAAGTCCAGTTCATTGTTCCGGTACCAGTCGTCTGCCATCTTGATCTTTTCAAGTGCCGTTGTGTTGATCGTGTACCCTTTCTTTTCCAGATAACTTTTTACACAGCTTTCCATGTTACCCTACCTTTCTATGTTGGTTGCACCGGTGCAACTTTGGCTATACTGCTCTATCCAGCTCTATGTACTCTGCAAAATTCAGCATTGTATAATTAAATGCATCCCACCAGTCATTACAGTTTCCGATATTTTTATCCTCCGGGATGTCCGGATGTTTTTCATCCCACCGCAGGGATCCGATTGCTTTCCTGAGATGGGTGCAGCGCTTATTGATCTTTAACCTGCCCGTGTTAAATAATAGGTCAACCAGCTTTGGGCGCTCTGATACCTCGTTCTTTTTGCATCCAGCAATGTTTCTCCACGGCAATCCTGCTGCCATTGCCGCATTCCGCAGGCTGTTGATCATCGTGGTGCTGGCAGAATCAGGAAAAATCCAGTCTACTCTGCCATACCGATCAATTGCTCTCTGATAAAACTTAATAAACCTTTTACAGATTTTGTCTGCATCTATATCCTCACTTAAAGGCAGACAGTCCTCTTCCAAAGCAAAAATATTGTGATAGCCTTTACGGTATCCTGACAGTATAAATGTTGTCATAGATCCGTTTCCGCCAAAATCCACCCCCATGGTAATCTTGTATAAGCCTTCCTTCAACTTTCCTTGCTCATTAAACAGATCTTTATCGTCGAAAAGATACGGGCTATCGTCATCAGCAAAGTACCGGAAAATCAAACCGGATGCCACTACCCATAATCCCAGGATAAAACGCTCATAGAATACACCGCGAAACTGACTCTCATATGTTTTCAGTGTCTCCTCGGACAGGCTCAGGTTGTCCCGCATAATAAAGTGTATCCTGATCAGGTTCCTCTCCGTGATCCGATCGATCCAGTCTGTTTTGAAAAAGTGATCCGGTCCCTCTGGGTTACAGTTGAACCAGTATTTAGCACCCTCCACAGAGCAACGCCCTACTGCCTGGTTGACGAAACTCTCCGGCATCAGGGCGACCTCGTCAAAGAATACACCTGCCAGCGTGATACCCTGGATCAGATCCTGGCTGCCTTCGTCCTTACCGCCGAACAGATAGAACTCGTTTTCTTTCCCGTTCTTGCGGATCGTGATACTGTTCTCTGATCGGTGCTGATCCACTTCATATTTGCGGGACCGCAACATTTTCAGCAGCTGCTTGACCACATTGCGACGCAGGGACTGTATCGTCTTCCCGCAGAGTGCAAAATTCTCTCCGTCAAAGTTAGCCATCGCCCACATCACAAAAGATAATGACATGACAGTGGTCTTACCTGATCTGATCGAACCGTCGCATATGATGCCCTTCTTGTCTCGGTATGGACTGTTCGGCTGCCACCAGCAAAGAACCATCTTTTGCTTCTTGCTCAGCGGCGCAAATTTGAATAATGCCTTACGTTTCGACAATACTATCACCATCCTCAAAAATACGCCCGGAAAGGTCGTTCAGCACATCCAGGAGCCCATCATCTTCATACTGATCATCTCCATCGCCACCCATATTCTTCATGCGACGTTTCTCAAATTCTGCCCTATACTTGTCCTCCGGGTGGAGTAGAAAATATTTAGTTAGCCAGTCTATTGCCTTCTGGCGGTCTGCCAGCTTGATGGATGCGCCGTTGCGGCCGTTCTTGGCCTCTTGAATCAACTGCGTGTCAACATGATCAGACTCCTTAAAACGCACTACATTGACATCCTGGGATAGAATGGTCTTTTCTCCTGTCTCCGGATCCTTCACCTCGACAGGACCAAATTGTCCGATTACGGGCACGTTCTCCTGTCCGAACGTCACAAAGTCACCAATATCTGAAAAGGCAATCCGCATCTGTAGTTCAACGATATCTGCCTCATCAGCAAGCACCTGCTGCCGCTTGATTTCCTTGAGTCGATTTAATTCACTTTTTATCTTAGGATTTCTTAGGGTGTCGTGTGCACTTGTCATGGCTGCTGCATAAGAACATCCGTAGGCCTTTTGATAACTTTGTGTGGCATTGAATGTCCGGCTGTAATAAATGCAGAAAAGCCTTTGTTTCTCGGTCAGTTCCTCATTTTCCAGAGTTTCCTTTGTACCGTCTTCCACAGAATCTGCAACAGCCGTTTTGTACCCATTTTTTGTGTGCACACTTTTTTGATTTTGTGTGCACACTTTTTTCTGTTTTGTGTGCACACCTTTTTTTCCTTCTTTCTTTCCTCCCTTAGACCACTCATACCTCTGTTTCCAGCTCTTAACCGTATTGATGGTGACGCCATATTTTGCCGCAATGTCCTTGTACTTCATGCCGCGCATGTAGTCCTGTTCTGCATCTATGTAGTTCTCAGCCACGGCTCCACCACCTTCCACGGAAAATAAAAAGAGCCGCTATGCAGATGGTGGTCTGCATATTGGCTCTTGGCTCTTACTATTTATTCTATTGATTTTATTATGATGTGTTTTAAGAAAATTGTCAATTATTTATTCCTGCCTTCCAGATCAGTGCTTTTCCGCAATGTCCGCAGTTTTTGTGCGGCACCACGGGATGCGCACACCCGGGGCAAATATGTTTTCCCGTGGTTCTGACGAAAATTGGCTGCATATCATGCAGTTTATTTTTTGATTCTGTCATTGTCTCCTGAAAAAAATGTCTTTGCTGATACTGACCATATGTCATGCCTGCTGCCGTGGCCGCATTTGCAACTGTTTCCAGTTTTTCTGTATCTGACAATCTTCTGCCTCTACTCATCCTCTACCTCCAACATTTCTTTTATCTCCTGTGCCAGATCCTGCTGCCCGGATGACTCACATGTTTTCATGGCCTGACGCATTATGGTTTTTAGATGTTTTCTCTTTTCGTTGTATCTGGCCAATGCCGCCGTTTTGGGATCGTACAGCCAACGTACTTTTGGCCATTCCAATTTGTGTTGCCCAAAATACTTTTTGAATTCTGCCGTCAGCAAGTCTGTCAATACTTCATTGATCCCCGTGGTTTTACAAAGTTCTGTCAAATTAAGGTCTGTCAATACACTTGCGTTGTCCAGTTCACTTGCTTCATCCGTTGCAACAATGTCACTAAACGCTATGTTTAACCTCTGAAGCACTGTATCTGAATAAGCCGTGCCCACTGCTGTACAGTTAAAGACTGCTCTGGATACAATCTTTTCAAATTTTATTCTATATTCCGAAGCCGTCAGACTATGGCGGCAATCAAGCGTTTCGGTAATCACCTCATGTTGTGGCTTTTTCGGTTTTTGACAATAGAAAATGCATTTATTTGGATTTGCTGACCGTTTTTCAAATGCCGGCCAGATGAATCCTGTCTCCGGTTCCCCGACAACCTCCTGCAACTGCTTTGCACAGATTTTACCGGAATCATATTTCAGTCCCGGCTTATCCCAGTTGACCGGACAGATCGCACAGATCAAAAAGTCATAAACCTCCTCCGACTCATCCAGTTCATTTCCGTCCGTCGTCTTTTTCATAACATCATATACGCCATGAAATATCAGGATTAAAAAACCGTTTTCAATTTCATAGTGATCGATGATCCTTTCGTACAGTTCGTCTAGATAGACGGACTGTGTGAGATCCGTTTCAACTATTGCCCTTAACACCTTAGGAACAACTGATTCCTGCCTAAAATCCAGTTCGATTGTTTTATCCTCATAGCTTTTAACATTCGGGATCTTATCCGCAATTTTCAAGTATTTGAATATCTCCTCATCTGGCAGGAAATGAATGGACTTGCTAAATCTATGTACCATGTTCTTGGTCCCGTCCACATAGACTCCTGCTACCTTTCTTAAAATTCCATGATAATTTTCCTTATCGATAATTTTCTTGATCTCTGCTATGTCCTGCTTAGTTATCATATCTGCTACGCTCCTTTCTTTGCATTTCCTGCTCATATATGTCATCCTGCTCACAGCGACCGCGATGTTCATGAATTGTTCTTCCCGATCTCACCATACAGAAGAGCAGCTCTGTTGTGGATCGCGTTCTGTATGATCTCCCGTGATTTGTTCTGACGACTGCCAGCCGCGGACTGACCATTTTGTCCAGCGGCGTCGGCTTGTCCATCTCCTGGATCACCGCTTTGTCTCCGCTGAATCTCTCAAGTGGCATGTCCGGTACCGCCAACAGGAAATCAGGACATACTGCTCTTCCATCATTCATCCTGTATAAGTGCTCCGCGAATTTGCCATTGCGCATATCATCCAGCAGGCTCTTGTAGCACTCCACCGTTGTCACTATGTAATTCTCCTCGGCAAAGAAATTCAATCCATTTCCCGAATAGAAATCCTCCTTGCATGACTTAATTTCATAGCAGACAAAGGTGCCGTTCTCGATCTCGCCAACGTAAATCGCCCCTCTGGGGATATATTGCAGAAAATCCACTCTTTTCGGGTGTATTGTGCCATAATCCAAAACCACTTCACGCGCCCAGTATTTACCGATACCGTTGAAACGGTCTTTGATCAGGATGTTGCTGAGAAAGTCTGTTGTTTCTTTTCGAGTCATCTGCTGCCCTCCTCCGGCTTCTCGCACCGTTCAAACTCGATCGCCCATACCCACGGATTGGCGTCCCAGCCATACTTATCAAGGTCTTTCTTGTCAATGGTGGAATCCCATAGTGCGATAAATGCAGTCTTTGCCGTCCATTCGTCGCCGTCTTCTTGTCCCCAAACAGCACCCTCATGTTGACAAGAACCGGGGTCGAATCCCTCTTTAATCGCCTGTTCTTCAGTTATGCACTGCAACCGCTCCACCCTTACATCTATAACTTTCAGCCATATCCTGGCGGCTTCTTTTGGCATGTGGATTGATGGGCGCCATTTCATTGCGTAGCTATACCACTTATTCACAAAAGAATCATAGTCATCGCGGCATGGATTGTCTGTGTTGCCATTAGAAAAATATATCCTTTTATCCTCTCCTCCTGCTTTATATTTAATATCAGCGTTCGCCTCATATCTATGCGCCCTCCAACAAGTCCATGTTTCCCGCACATAGAGGATGTCGCCTTTTGTATATGGTGCTTTCAGATCCCTATATGCAAGCAATTTGTGCCATGTGCTTCCATCTGGATTCCTGCCATGTGTCTCTCCTTCTACATCATTTTGCAATTCGATTAGTCTCTTTCCATATTTGTCATTTTTCCACTCTATGTGTGTGTTACTGTATTTTAGCTTGAT